CTTCTCGTGTCTCTGTGACGATCAGCGATTCGGTTTCGCCATTGCATCTTGGACAAGTTGCGCCAGTTCTTTTCCATACCTTTTTCATCTCACCCTCCAACCGCCAGCGCCAGCAGCACGAAGCAGAAGATCGCAATCGCGGCATGTGCCCAGAACAGCGCCGCCTTGTCCTCTTTGCGCGCCATGAATGCTTCTCGTTTTTCGGTCGCTTGCTTGTCGGAATAGAACTTTTCGAAGTTGTTCATTGTGTTCTCCATTGTTTAATTACTTCTGCCCACATTAGCAATGGCTCTCCGTCCGATCCTTTGCTAACAGTGTTTAACCATCCGATGACTTCAACTTTATTTCGTCCGCGACTTAAGAATAATGCAGATAAATTATCTTGCGTTGCCTCACCGCCGTAGACCTCCATTACAGACACGCCCATTTCTCGCTGGTTGTCGGCGTAATTGAATGAAAATCCTCTCTGTGGGATATTTCCCCATCGCCAGCCATTTACAATCGTTGGTATTTCGGCGCTGATAAATCCCGCTTTTGCCACTTCATAATCTTCCGGAGTCCACCAAGCGGGTATTTCGTCGAAGCCCCAATCAATCCACTCGCGCATCGTCTTATATTCCTGCGCTGCGGATTTACCTGCGTTATAAATTTCCTCGATTTCTTTTTGGGTTCTCATGATGTCTCTTTTTTTTAGAAGTTTATTGTAATGTTGCTGGGGCAGACAATCCCTTTTTTCTCCGCGAGCCAATTGGGGATTTCGATTGTTGTAATTTCGCTCTCGTCTGTCTCACCGATTGTGATTTGTGATTTCGGGAGCCAGCAATTTCCATCGATCAAGATTGCTTTTTCTGTTTCTCGGGTGATTTTTGCTTCTAGCTTGTGCATCTTTTTTCTCTCTCTTTCTGACTATAGTATATACTATTTGTATATACACGTCAAGTCCCAATCTGACAATAACCTGACAGTGTATAGACGACTTGCAAGGTGTATATACTTTAGTGTATAATCCAGATATGGCAAAAGAGACAATGATAATTCTACGGGCAACCGACAAGGACAAAGAGGTGCTTCAGTATGTCCAGAAGCGCAGCAAAGATAAGAGTATGTCTGCCACCGTGCTGCGCCTGGTTTATGAGGCATATGAGAAAGTGAAGCAGAGTTAAAACGGCAATGGGTCGCTAAAGGCGAGCCTGTACGGATGGGATGTCGGGTAAACATCCAGCCCACTTGTCAGGGTGAAGTGATAAGCGTTGGTGCACAACGAAAGCACCCGCACGCGACCGTTATGGACGTAGAGATGAAGTTTGAGATGGCGCAGCCGAAGGCCCGACTATAGCTGCGCCAAAGCTTGCGAGAAGCGCGATGAACACTGAAGAAATTCAACAAGTGTTGGACTGCACCCAAGAGCAGGCCGAGCAGATACAGCGTATTGCTTTAGATGTTGCGGTAAGTGGAGGTCCACAAGATGGATCTCGCTGCTTGGTGAATGCTTTATTACGTCAAAATACCACGCCGCTTTCCAATCTGAATTTCGTTGATTCCCTGGGGGAGGCCGGAGAAGCGCCCATATTCGGTACGTCAGACTGAATCAGGCGGGATACCGGACATAGCCATGAATAACTGATGATAAAAACATGGCCCGACCTTCCCCAGAGAGTCAATGAACGAAATCTGAACAGGAGGAGTGATGGCAGCTACTGAGTATGCGCTTTATTTCAAGGTGGTTGTGTCTGGGAAGCCAACGGAACGCGATGATACCGGATGTGATGGATTGTATATCGAAAGCGTTGACGATGTTACCTGCGACATAAAAAAGCTGAAAGACGAACTCCACGCCCTGCACAACTGGAAAGAGGACTATCGCAATCAGATTGAGGTGCTGGAGCAGAATGTCAACTAAGGATTATTTCAAATCAGTAGCATCTGCGCTGTTTTATATTGACCACGATGCGATCCGAAGCGCAATCACTATTCTAGGCGAAGCAAAGAGACGCGGAGCAAATGTGTTCATCTTTGGGAATGGCGGTTCTGCCGCTACCGCCATTCACTTCGCCAACGATCTTGTGAAGATGTGCGGGATCAAGGCGCAATCGCTGATGAACATCTCCGTTCTCACGGCTTACGCCAATGATGTCGGGTACGGTAACACATTTTATCTTCCGCTTTACACGCAGATGGACGAGAACGACGTGGCAATTGGAATATCCTGCTCTGGCAAATCGCTCAATGTTATCGATGCAATGAAATTTGCAAAGAGGAAAGGGTTTACAATAGGATTAACAGGAAATGACAAGAAAGCGCCCGTCGTTGAATTATCCAATTGTTGCATCCACGCGCCGAGCAAAGACATCAAGGTTCAAGAGGACATTCACATGATGATCTGTCATGCGATTGCCGGGGAGTTGAGTAGATGAGCTTGGGTATGTATCTTGCAATTGGGTTTGTTGTGGGTGGAATTTTTGCCTATAAAGGATTGCTGATTCAGCCACTAGATGCAGTTGAACCATACATTATTGGAATGGCTTGGTATATTGTAGCCTGTCTGTGGCCGCTTGCTGTATTGATTGGTATATGTCATTTTCTTGGGTGGTATGCTAATGGCCTCCGAGAGGCCAATGATAATGGGGAAAACTTGAGCGCCGAACGTATCCTTGCAGAAATATTGAGAGACATGGACAACAGATGAACCGTAAGCGCCAGGTGTTTTGCGAGGAGTATTTGAAGTGCTTCAATCAGACTGAAGCAGCTCGTCGCGCCGACTACAGGCATCCTCATGTTATTGGTTCGCGGTTAATGAAAGTTGAGGAAATCCGCAGTTATATTGATAAACGCATCAAAGAAACACAGATGGGCGCAGATGAGGTTTTGACTCGTCTTTCACAAATGGCACGAGCTGACCTGTCTGATTTTGTAACCGAACACGGAATCATTGATTTTGAGAAGGTTCACAAGAAGGGATATCTTGTAAAAAAGATAACACACACAAAGGGGAAGAATTCAACGATTGAGCTTCATGATTCACAGAGCGCTCTAAATATGCTTGGTCGGCATTACGCGCTCTTTACAGATAAAGTACAATTGGATGCAGGGCAGGAACTTATCAGGATTATGCAGGAAAAAGGTCTAACAGAGAATGACATCCGATCCCACCCGCTCCTTGCTGAGCTCTTTATCGCCTCAGACGCGAATATCGTTGGCGTCGCGCCTGATGGAGCAGATAGCGGCGAAGAAGAAGCTGAGTAGTTGGCCTCTCCAGTACCAAAACTCCGAAACTAAAAAAATCTATCAACCGCACCACGACGCAGAGCGCGCTTGGATTGATGATAATGTCAAGCGCTATCTTTTGGCGAAAGGGGGCGAAGGTGGGGGCAAGTCGGTAGCAGGAATCGTCCGTGACCTTGAACGCATCAAGGCGGGATGTCACGGAATCATGGTCTCCCCAGATTTTGAACACTTCAAGCGGTCTCTCTGGCCTGAGTTCCGACGTTGGTGTCCCTGGGAGTTCGTGGTAGAGAAGCAGAGGTATCGACAAAGCTCAGATTGGGAACCAGGCAGACCGTTCCAGCTCGCATTTATCACTGGTGCAATCGTCTATTGTGGTGGAATGAAGGAAAGCGACATTGAGGCGTGGGAGGGTCCGAACGTAAATTGGGCGCACTTCGACGAGCCACGCCGACACAAAACCGCCAGGGCAATCAAGGTGCTTGATGGGCGCGTTCGTATTCCGATGGGCGGGTATATGCCGCAGTTCTGGCTTACGTCCACGCCTCGGATGAACTGGCTGTTCAGGTTCTTTGGCCCGTGGCGTAGCGAGGGCGTAGATCCACGAGCTGCGTTCAAGGCAGATTCCCATGTTGTAACATTATTGACAAAGGACAATGAAGAAAACCTTGAACCTGGATTTGTGCAGAAGCGTAGTCAGACGCTTACTCAAGCAGAGATAAGGGTATTGCTCTTGGCAGAATGGGAAGACATAGACGAGACGCAGCAGTTCCTACCATCCATGACGTTGTGGGATTTGTGCGAGGGTGGACTTCCCGCGCTGACGAAAGAAAAGCCGATGGTGCTTGCACTGGACGCTCCAGAGGGAACGAACGAGGCCGGCAACGCGTCAAGTTTTGGGATGGTCGGCGTGACGCGCCATCCAGACAACAATGAGTGGGTTGCAGTTCGTTTCGTCAGAGAATGGAAAGCGCCCGTTGGTGGCATCCTTGATTTCAAAGCCGAAGACGGTCCCGAATATTGGGTAAGATATTTATGCGCAAATTTCAATGTTGTACAAGTTTGCTACGACGCGTATAATTTACATAGTATGATAACGGAACTCAACAAGCTAAACATCGCTTGGTTCAACAAGTTTCCACAGACAACGCAGCGTCTTGAGGCGGACAAGCAATTGCTGGATTTGATACTACAGCGCAGGATCACACACAAGGGGGACGAAGCACTGAGAACGCACATTAAAAACGCAAACCGCAAACTGGCCGACGACGGTAAGAGATTGCGGATCGTCAAGAGGGAGCCGGGACTCAACGTCGATCTTGCTGTATGTCTGTCGATGGCGTGTTTTGAGTGTTTGCGCCTAAACATATAAAAGGAGTTTCACATGGGCGGCGGGAAAAAGACAGTATCCGGTTCAGATGTACGAGTTGAGCTTGCTCCATTTAATCCGATTGGGTCTCACATACAGAACGATTCAATTGACGTTGCTACTCCTCTCACTCCTCCCAATACGCCGATACTGGCGACTAAGATCATCGTCCAGGCAACGAGCCAGAACAATATACGATATACGGTAGATGGCGCAATGCCAACGCCGACCTTTGGGTTTCGCCTATTGGCCGGTAGCGATCCTATAATGATAACGATTGGATCACATACAGCGATACAAGTTGTCAGCGAAGCTGCCGGGGCAATACTTGATTACGTTTGGGGGCAATGATGCAGAGGAGACTTGGCTGGAGGTTCCATCGCAGCCTATCTATCCCCAGTGTGATTGAGCCGCTATCCGATGGGCAACGATATGCGCGACGAGTTCTTGCAATCGCTCCGAATAACATCGTAGCTTATTGGCCGTTGTGGGAAATCGGCGGGAATATCGCCCATGATCGTTCTCCACAAGGAAACAATGGAACTTATACTGGAGTGATACTTAACCAACCCGGGATTGGTGACAGTCGTGCATCGCCGTTCTTCGACGGCGTGAATGATTTCGTAAATACCTATAGTGCCGCCCTTAATGCAGATTTTGACGGTGACGAAGGCACAATATCGGTATGGGCAAGAGTAGCCAATGTGGGCGTATGGACAGATGGGGTTTCGCGTGAAATTGTTCGTTTCCTTGGAGATGCGAACAATGATATCTTTATTCAAAGAACTGGTGCACCAAACAATACTCTCGGGTGCTATCGAAGAGCGGGCGGAGTGAACAAGGGAAGATTCCCAGTATCAACAACGACTGATTGGTTTCATGTTGTGATGACATGGAGCGTGACGAGCGATCAACTACGTGTATTTTTCAATACGATTGAGAGTCTTCCAGCTCAAGTTGGATTGAATGTCTTCGGATCGGCGTTGAACGCCAATCAAACACTTATTGGGGCTGGATCGCAAGTGCCCGTCCAGGTGTGGCACGGATGGATTGCTCACTTAGCGGTGTGGAATATTCCACTCTCTCCAGCGCAGATAGAGAGATTGTACGTCGTTTGATGAAAGGATGTAACGAATGACAGACAATAAAGCACTTGCGGCTCCAGCACAGCCGCCACAGAAGGAAATTCAGCGCCGTAGTGTTCAGGTAGAACCCATCACGCTTGAACAGGGGCCGGGCGGCGGGAATTCGTTCGTCGTTTGGATGGCGTCAATTGCCGATTCATTCATTCCGTGGGGATCAAATGTTTCTGCAAGAGATACGCAGCTACGAGATTGGTGGCATACCGAGTCAACGCTTGCTAGTGCGATTTATAGTGTATGTATGTCCAATGCCGCAATGAAATGGGTTGTTGAGGGGCCAGAGCGGACGGTAAAGGCAGCTCAAGACATTTTGACTTACGCAAACAAGGGTAAGGGATGGCGCGATTTCTGCGTCAAGGGAAGCACTGATTTTTATACACAGGACAATAGCTGGTTTGTTGAGATTATTCGCGCAGACGATAATCCTAGTGCTCCAGTATTAGGAATCAATCACCTGGAGTCTGCAAGATGCCAGCGAACCGGGAATTGGGAATATCCAGTTATTTATCAAGACATGGATGGGCGCTATCACAAGATGCCTTGGTATTCTGTTGTTACTCTTGAAGAGTTCCCCGCGCCAATTGAATCAATGTATGGTGTCCAATATTGTGCCGTGACAAGAATTCTCCGCGCCGCACAGATTATGCGAGATATTGAGATTTACCGCGGAGAGAAAGTCGGCGGGAGGGACACAGAAGCAATTCACATTATTGGCGGCGTTTCCAAGGCGAGTATCGACAACGTGAAGACAAGAAAGCAGGAATCGGCGGACAACAGAGGACTGGCGCGCTATCTAGAGCCAATCATTATCGAGAGTCTTGATCCGCAAACTCCACCGTCACATATTACAGTAAACATGAAATCACTACCTGAATCATTCGATCTTGAGCAGACATTTGAGCATTACATAGCTCAGATTGCTCTTGGGCTTGGCAGGGATTATCAAGAGTTTGCGCCCCTTCCGAGGGGGCAAATGGGGTCAGGCCAGCAGAGCGAGATACTGCATCTAAAAACGCGCGGGAAGGGACCGGCGACGTGGATGGATATTGTGAGCCACGTGATAAACGCATATGTATTCCCCAAGAATGTTGAGTTTCGATTTGAGGCTCAGGACATCCAGCACGAACAAGCAGAAGCCGAGGTGAAGAAGACGAGAGCAGAAGAAAGAAAGATAAGAATTGATTCTGGAGAGATCGGTCCTGTTATAGCCAGGCAGATTGCGCAAGACGAAGGCGATCTTGACATCAAATACGTTGAGCTGATGGGAGAACAAGACCTTACGCCAGAAATGATGATGGAAGAAACAGAAAAACCAGAGAGTCCAAACGAGGAAACAATTGGAGAAGGCGAAAAAGATCGCTCGGGGGTCGGTCCGCGCTTCCCTTTCTCGATGTGGCGAAAGGGTTTGTAACCAAGCAGCTCAATCGCCGTGCCACGCAGGATGCCCACAAGAAAACGGATGCCTACCAACAGGAGCTGGAGAATATCGTCGATGCGTGGTTTGTCAAACTGAAAGGAAAAGACGCATACGACATTGATGCCGAGATTGCACTTCTACTTCCATTTTTGCAGAACGCGGCTATAAGGCATTACAAGATCGCTTATCAAACAGGACTGAATGAACAGAATCTGGACGCCGAGGATTTACGAAAACTGGACAGTGCCCTGGCGAGCAATCTTGCTTATCTACAAAATAGTTTTGCACCAGCACTCAAAAGAAGGATTAACAACTTTATTGACGAGGGATTGCCGTTTGACGAGGCAATTGTGGAAGCCAAGCCTTCCATGTTGAGCAGAATAGGACTGTATGCTGGTGCGGCGTGGGTTCTCACTAATGTCGCAAAAGGCGCTGGAATTGTAAGACAGTTTGGCCAGAACGCGTTGGATGAAGTGCCAGTCAGGAGAGTATTAGACCCTCGTGCAGATCACTGCGACACATGCCCTGACAAAGCTAGAGAATATAATTCGTGGAATGAAATGCTAATGTACTGTGGTGGCCTTCCGGCAGATGGTTCAGATCAATGTCATTCCAATTGCCGCTGCACGATTGAGATATTGAAAGAAGGGAACTGGATTGCCGTAGTATGAAAGTAACACTAAAGCCGATATTGCCGGACATGAAGCAGTTTCTTGATGTGAACGCTTTCGAGCGCAACATGAAGGACGCATTAGATCATACGATAAACATTGTCCATGATGATTTCAAGGCTACCGTGAAATCGTGGAAAAAACCAGCGAAGTTCGATAAGAAGGATGCGCGCAAGGTTGGCGGCAGGCTGGAGGCAATAACGTCCACATCTGACGAAATCTATTTCTATGTTACAAGAGGCACGCGTCCACACATCATCGTTCCGAAGAGTGCCGGCGCATTGAGTTTCCAGACGGGATACAGGGCCAAAACGAGAGTACGCGTTATTGGGTCTAGGTCTGGCGGTTCGTATGGGCCACGCGTTACAGCAAAGAGCGTTATGCACCCTGGCACAGATGCTAGAGACTTCGACAAGGAAATCGCTAAACGTCGCCAGAGGAACATGACCAATCTTGTAAGGTTGGGTATAATGCGCTCGTTCAGGTATGGAGGGATAAAGTGAAGGGTGATCTCTCTGACGATTGCAAAAAGAGTTTTGAAGCATGGGAAATCCAGCTTTTACAGTATGCCAATGAATTGCGCCGAGGTCGAAAACCTTGTATGATGGTTGTTAGATGGGACGGGCTTGCGTTCCACGTTCATGATTGCCTGTCGCCACACGTTCGTATTAAGGCTGATTTATAGTACAATCACTATGATGAATTTACCCCCTACTCGGTCAGGCCGAGTCAGGGGGTCTTTTTATTTGAGGTCAGAATGCCGGAGCCGAAAGCAGGAGAATCGCAATCACATTTTATGAACCGCTGCGTCCCAATTGTTATTGCGGATGGAGCAGCAAAGAATCAAAAACAGGCGGTTGCGATTTGCATGAATATGTATCGAGGCAAAGACATGAGCAACGCACGGAAGAAACGGAAAACTCAAGTGGCAGACGATCCACAAGCCGATAAGGAAATGGAACAACTCACGGACGATGAAGCGGAAGCCACGGCGAAATCGTTCACCGAGGACATCCCCAATATGTATGCACCGCACGCTGCAAAACAAAGCACACCAGAAGAAACCATTAAATTTCCTGAAAACGAAAAGATGGTCATGATTGCGGACGAAAAACCAATCATGCCGTTCGGCGGCGCGCAGAGCTTAAGCGAGGTCAAGGAATATATTGAGCGCGAAAACGTAAAAGACGCGGAGCGTAAGATGGAAGATGCGTTCAATGCTGTGATTGACAATATCCGCATGTCGGACTTGACGCTTGCCGAGAAAGCAGAAAAGATCGCGCAGTTCACCAAAGATTTCAACAGCGACGATGAGGTAGAGTCAGAACCCGATTTTCTTGCCAAAGTGCTGTCCGCTATTGGACTCGATAGCATTGCGAAAGCCCGCATAACCCGCGCAAACATCAACGATCTTCCAGATTCCAAGTTTGCTTACGTAGAACCGGGAGGGAAAAAGGATGATCAGGGAAAGACAGTTCCGCGAAGCCTGCGCCATTATCCGATCAACGATGCTGCACACGTCCGTAATGCCCTTGCTAGAGCAGCCCAGCAGATCAAGAAAGGCGGCAAGAGCGCGGAAGTCGCGCGTAAGGCCATACCAAAGATCAGGGCAGCGGCCAAGAAGCTAGGAATAGGGAAGTCATCCGACTTCAGTATATTCAAAGACTTGCAAGGGAATGATCGCTGGCTTGGCCGGGTAAGCAACAAGTGGCGTGACCGAGAGAACGAAATCATCTCCGAGGACGCCCACAAGGAATTTGTTGAGTGGGTGTATGAGGACAAAAAAAACCGGATGCCGCAATTGTGGTTATGGCATACACCCTGGACCGCAGCAAAGGCACGTGCAGACTTCCTTGATTATGCCGATGGATTCCTGATCGCATCTGGAACACTTACAAAGGACGAAGCGGCCATGTATAACGCACTGGCCGAGAAACACGATCTCGCAATGTCGCACGGATTTTTCCAGGACGAGAAATCCTACGACAAAGAAAACAAGATCATCAATAGATATGTATCGTTTGAGGGTTCCGCTCTACCGATAGAACACGTTGCAAATGAGTGGACTGATTTCACAACGCTACAGGAGGTTAAAGATATGGGACTCACAGCAGAACGAAGGGAGTTTCTAGTTGACGCGATCGGCGAAGAGCGGGTTGCCCAGGAAGAGGGCAAGAACAAAGACCTCGCTGAAGCGTTGAAGGAACTCAAGGTTGATTTCAAGGAAGCCGATGAGGAAGAAACGCAGCCAGTCGAAGTAGAACAGCCCAAAGAGGAGGAAGTTTCCGAAGATGGTAAAGGGCTTGATGTCGCTGCCCTCAATAAGTTCCTTGAGGGTCAGAGCACAGAGATCAAGGACGTCAAGGAAACTGTCGATGGTTTGACGAAGGCGATCATTGAACTCGCCAAGAGCGATGACCAGAAGATCGCAGAGCAGATCACGCCACGTGCCCACGTCACGAAAGATGCGGCCCCAATCTGGTTGCGTGCTGCATCGCAATCTGACAAGAACGTGATTGATGACGATGACGAGAAGGGCAAGAAACTTCTCGAAAACAAACCGACGAATAACAAAAGTGCCGCAAGCTGGGTTGGTGAGGCAATGGGAGGCCAATCCGATCCAAACGCTGCGGTTCCAATGTAGGAAATAGGAGGTATTTATTATGGACACAAACAAACAAGTACTTGATGCCCTTGCATCTTTGCTTGCTCCGGCAGTTCGCCAAAAGGTAACGGCGAGCGGAACGCCAGTTGCGCCATATCTTCACGGTCCAGGTGGATTGTTCGGACAGGAAGGCATCGAACGTGATCTTATCCATACCCGAGTGAGCGGTATTGGATTGGCGGCAGCGTTGCCTGTTCGACCGTCCGTATACACGCATCCGCTGTTTGCCTATGTCACTGGATACCAGGACGTAAGCGGAACTGTCCCAGACGGTGTGTGTGAAAACTGTGAAGTTGCGGGAGCTGAAAAACGCTGCTTGCAGACCGCGCCATTCGGACGTTACTGCTTCATGACTCGTGAGTCGGAAGTCAACCGCATCGGTCAGTTGGTTGATCGTGGCGAGTTTGATGATCTCACGCTTTTGAATGATCCCATCGCACCCGAGCTTGGGCGAACGATCTTCCCCAATATCTCACCTAACAAGCAGTTGAGTTCAGGCGCTGAAATCCTAGCACGGATGCTCGAGTTGGGCGTTGCGTTCTCCAATCGTCTCGGGCGACAGCTTTATACTGGCGATCCAGCAAACAACAGCGCTGGCGGCGGCTATGAGGAATTCATGGGCCTTGATCTACTCATCGGCACGAACAAAGTTGATGCAATAACAGGTCAGGCGTGTCCGTCGCTGTACTCTGACGTGAAGGACTTCAACTATACCAATGTGTGTGATGAGACCGCCAATCCCGACATCGTGCGCGTTATGACAACCATGTGGCGTTTTGTGAACCACATCGCAAGCCATACTGGATTGAATCCGGCACGTTGGGCGCTTGCAATGCGCACTTCCCTTTTCTGGGAACTCACCGACTGCTGGCCTTGCAGCTACCTGACGCATCGATGTGACTTTGGTAATGCGCAGGCAGGTGTCACGATCAACACGCCGGATAATATCCGAATGCGCGATGAAATGCGCAATGGGAATTATCTTGTGATCGACGGCGTGCGAATTCCTGTGATCCTTGATGATAATATCGTTGAGGAAACGAGCGGTCAGAATGGACAAATCCCGATTGGTTGCTTCGCATCAGATATCTACCTGGTTCCTATGATGGTGCGTGGCGGAACTCCAGTGACCTATTGGCAGTATTACGACTACCGCGCTGGAACGATGCAGGCTGTCGTGAATGGGCGGCTGTCAACGTTCTTCTGGACTGATGCAGGGATGTACCTGTGGACGTTCGACACGCTGAACTGGTGTGTTGTTCACGAAGCGAAGATCGAGCCTCGCTTGATCTTGCGAACTCCGCAGATCGCAGGCCGATTGCAGAACGTGGTTTACTGCCCGTTGCAGCACCCGCGTGACCCGCAACCCGATGATCCTTACTTCGTAGACGGTGGTGTGACTGAACCGCCTGCGCCGAGCCTCTGGAGCGACTGGAACGCTTCAACTCGGTAAGATAGAGTAAATAGCGAGGGAAGGTGAAAGCCTTCCCTCTTTTTTGTAAGGATACGGCTAACCTGTAAGGGACAGTCGTTTCGTCTCCCGGCGCGATTGCCGTATCCTTGTTTCCGGGAGAGTGGAATTATACTATTCTTTTGATACCATCTCGATCCTCCATTCCCCTAAAGAGAGGCGGCCTGATTCAGCCGCCTCTCACCACTTGCGCGCAGGATGATTTTGCTGTAAGATAAGTGCGTCGGACGACTGGAGCTGGGAGATGAGACCGTATTTATTCCAAACTGAAAACCCGTACACGAGGCGGCACAGTCGTCCGAGATTGCGCCTCATCCCTCGTGTGCGGGTTTTTGCGTTGGAGGATTGAGATGTACCCAGCATTTGAGAAAATAGAAACGATTATTATCATGACGAATTGTGGGGCGGTGCGGAAAATTAAGGCAGACAAGGCACTGAATAACAGTGAAGGTTTGATAACGTTTTACTTAAATCGGCGAAAGATTGCCCAAGCTGGCGTTGCCAATCTTCTGTTCTGGTGTGTTGTTGATGATGAGGCGATAATGACTGACGACTTGGAAATTATCAATGGCTTTGAACGCATGATTCGCAAGGATGATCGTTATTGGGGGTGGTTCTCGGAAGAATTCACTGAAGATGATCTGTTGGATTTCTTTCAGCGCGTTCGCAAGTTGATTAACGCTAAACAGATAGAGGAATCGGAGAAAGATGACTGACAACAATCTTCTCCTCGGATGTGCGGCGATCATCGTGTTTTTCGTCGTTGCGCTGATTTGGGAGTTGTTATGACTCTCGACCTCACCAAAGAACAATGGATTGAGAAGCTCGCACCGCTCGACAAGTGGAACGAACAGATACTTATGGCTACATTCTCCATTTGGGGAATTCCGCTGTCAATGCTTGACGTAGGATGCGGTACAGGTGCGATGTGCAATCTTGCGCGCAAGCTCGGAGTAGATGCTGTTGGTGTGGATAAGATTGCGAGAGAGCCGGACAGCGTTCACGATCTCAGGTTGCCTCTCAACCTTGGCAGGACGTTCGACCTCGTGATTTCACTGGAGGTCGCAGAACATATCCCGACAGAGAACAGCGGAATATTTTTGAACAGCATGACATCTCACGTGTCACGTGGAGGGAGGTTGATATTCTCGGCAGCTCCCCCGAACCAACCCGGAAACGGGCATGTGAATCTGAAACAACCGTATTATTGGAGATCGATGATTGACGAGAGGGGACTGTCGTATCAGGATGAATTTACCGCAAGACTCAGGCTGGCGTGGCAGTGGGTTCCAGCGCCGATGATGTGGCTTGTGGGTAACGTTCAGGTGTTTGAGAGGTGAGGGATGTTGCATTTTTATCGAAGCAAGTTGATATGCTCAGGGTGGGGTTGAGCAGGAGGAATGTGAAGTGAGTATTATTATCGAAGAAGATCACAATGTTGTAGTGAATAGCGCGGAAGATGTTCTTGTTTCGGTTCAAATCGTAAACGGGAAGGTAACAAGAATAACTATATCTGAAATATTTGAGCAGGAGGGATTTAAACCAGAACCAGATTATGATGTTAATAGGGTCGTAATTCCTAGCGATGGTTCACTTATGAGTCTTATGAAGTTAAGGAGACAGATCGCCGAAGTAATTGATAAAGCAAAAAAACATGTGAGGATTGTTGATGCCATCGAAAATTGAACCCCAAGATTGGTTCCAAGCACGAGGTGACGAAACGTTGGCACTGGATTGGCCCGGCGTTGATGAAAACTCCGTTGTGTGGGAGATCGGAGGGTACAAAGGTCGCTGGGCGAATCAGATGGCGATGAAATACAATCCCACGGTTTACGTTTTTGAACCGCAGGATTGGGCATTCGATGAAATCAAAGTACAGATGGGGCACAATGCGAAGGCGCATCTATACCAGTTCGGATTGTGGACACATGCGGCAAAAATGACGCTGAATGAGTACGGCAGGGATGGGGGAACTCTTATGCAGCCAGAGGCTAAAGACCCGCATCCTGTAATGGTTACAGATGTGTATTCATTTTTTATCCATGAGCATCTTGAAAATATCGACGTGTGCCTGATGAACATTGAGGGCGGCGAGTTCGTCCTGCTTCCCTACATGATCGGAATGGGCATGATGCCACATATCAAGTACTTCTGGTGCCAGTGGCACTTGTTCGTCCAGTCGTCAGCAGAGAAGATGATCCGACTACACAAGATGCTTGCTCAGACTCATGATATGTATTGGGATTGCGGGAGTACCGCGCAGGCATGGGTGAGGAGAGATTGATGAAATGGAATTCGATTGACATTCACAACGCAGATGCAAATGTTCCAGAAATAAAACAAAAGGTATTGGCATTTATTGCAGAGACAAATCAAATGTATGTTGTTGAATATCATGGGCTTGCGAAACGCGGTTTGCCATATCATATTTTTATAGAAACGTGGGAACATTATGAGGCGCTAGCCATTACTCATTGGATACCATTGCCGGACGCACCTGGAGAGAACAATGCACAAGATAATAAAAGAGTTGGATAACATTATTTCAAAATTGTCCAAAGCTAGCGGAATTGAAGCGTTGGAAATTCACTTACGTCATGATCTTGCCGTTTCGTTGTTTGGTAACGAAATTCCGGGCGAGTACAAGGGACATAAAATAATTATTGCAAATGACATTGAAGAAATAAAAATTGATGGAAAATCATCTTCGTCTATATATATACTTCCACCAGGAGCGTTAGATGCACAAGATTGATATTGTCATCGGCCACGAACTGCAATACACTGAGTTTGCAGAGAACTTCGGTAAGGCGCGCAAGCATGGGTGAGGAGGGACTAATGAAATTATCAAAAGAGGAAAGGGAACTTCTAAATCAACTGGCAAAAGCGCACAGTATTTGGTGTGGATTGGTCAGACAACATCCCCAAGAAATGGACGAATGGGTTTTATCTTTTCATAGATTGCAGGATTTGGTATTGGCAAGGCCAACGGTTCGGTGCGAAGGGTTAGTCAAAAGGGTAACAAAGACAGTAAGTGTAGGGAGAGAATGAAAACATTTGCGCTCGTCACCAGAACAATAATAATTATTTTGTTGGCTGTTATGGCTTGGGGAAATTGGCTTGGCTTCATTGATTACGATACTTCTAAACTTGATGTTGTTGGTATTGTTGCGATGCTTATATGGTGTGAGGTTGTATTAATTAGGGAGGCATTAGATGCACAAGATTGACATTATCATCGGCCACGAATTGCAATACACTGAGTTTGCAGAGAACTTCGGTAAGGCGCGCAAGCGGAAAAACCAGATCATGAAACAGGGGTTTGAGCTGGTGGAGAACAAGAGCGAAGTGGCAACTCATTACCCTCCGCATCGTATTGTTCGCATTGACATCTATCCGGTGAAGGAACCTGAGGAGAAACCACAAGAGGAATAGGATGACTAGACGCGCATTCTTCGTTCTTGGTGCGGAAGGGTCTGGAACCAACATGCTAGCCGAAGCTCTTGTGTCTGCCGGATGCTACGAGGACCCCCGTCATCGGCAGTACATGGACGATTACGAGTTTGAGAAGTGTCCTGACCTACTGATGTTCAGGCGGTCACTTCCTCATCGGGGGGAGTGGCCGGATGTTGATTTGATGATTTCAAAGATGGTACAGGCAGAATATTTCGTTGAGTATCTTGTTATTTTTAGAGATTCAGAATGTGTTTATAGGTCTGTCAAGAGGAGAGACCCTGATAGATATCCAAAAGATATATTATTTAATCTGGTCAAAGCAGTTGATTATATATCTAATATCTTGCACGATGCACACCTAATCTCGTACGAAGCATTCTGTCTTGATCCGGCATATCGTAAATGGCTGTTCGTTGATCGGCTTGGTTTGAAGGAACCAACTATTGAGATCAAGTATGCGAACCCGAAGTATTATGTAGAACAGGAGAGTCTAAAATGAATAAGTACCGAAATGCGCTCATTGTTTGTGTGGTTGTGATCGTGTTGCTGTTCGGAGTCGTCATCAACCAAAACAGCAAAATCAATAAGTTGAATTACGAGAACGAAATCGCTTCTATCAAACTTGGTGTTTGTTGGGGACAGATCGAGGACATGGTTCGTGCCAATGTCGCCAATGAAATACAGTATGAGCCGAAGGTGTTTTACGCACGACATTAACAGAAGACTTGGCTGGCCGGTAAACAGGTGGGGTGCCGCATTCATCCCTGGGCTTTAGCAACCCTAAATGACCTCTCGCCGTCACGTGTGCTACCTGGCGTAATCGTGGTCGCCAGCCAAGTCGCTTTTTGAGGAGTGGATGAAAATACTCGTCTACACGATGGGCAAGGTTGGGTCAACCACGGTGATGCGTGCATTGGAATCTGTTGGATTTACTGCCGGCAGAGCTTATCCAGGGAACATCAACACAATCAATCTCAATGAATATGATGGATTTATAACGATGGTGCGCGATCCCGTGGCGCGCAACATATCGCAGTTTTTTGAAACACGAGCTGATCATATCAGATCAGCACTTGACCCGATTTATCTGTTCCTGAGTTCGTTCAAGCATTATGAAGTTTTGACATGGTTTGATGATTGGCTTCTCCCCATTCTTGGTGTCGATGTCTACAAAGAGCCGTTTGTAAGAACAAAGGGGTGGAAGACATACGGAAATTTACTGGTTATCAAGACTGAGGTCTTGAGCGGTGGGCTTGCCGATGCGCTGCGTGAGTTCACTGGCGATTATGATTATGTTGTAGATCATCGAGCAAAGGGTATAGAAAAATTCCATGCATCGGTTGGCGACAAGTACGATGGATTTCTAAAAAGCGCCAGGTTCTCTACCGATTTCCTGAATACACTATATGACACAAAGCACACGAAGCATTTCTATACACAACGTCAAATCGAAGCACTTGTAAAGAGGTGGGCGAAATGAAAATCTGCGTCACTGGTGAGGCTGGATACATCGGAAGCGCGCTTGTGCAACGTCTTATGGTCAAAGGTCATGACGTGGACGTGATCGATTGGGCTACTGGAACAGATGTGTTCCACGTGCGCGAATTTGATTATGATGTGGTATACCACCTTGCTGCTGTTTCAGGTGTTCAGGCGTGTGAGAAGGAAGACCGTGATTTCGTTATGCGAATGAACATCGATGCCTGTAGTTATGTGGCGAAGAATTGTAGAGAAGATACGCTTCTAGTATACACCTCTACATCTGCCATTTATGCAAAGTCAAATAGCATCTATTCAAACTCAAAATTCTCAGGGGAATTGCGGATAAAAGAATACCATCAAAAATCAGTAATCTTGCGCTTGGCAACCATTTATGGCGTGAGTCCGTTTATGAGAAGAAACCTGCTTGTAAATGATTTCGTTCGTTCCGCCGTCATAGACGGGTATATTGTTATTAGAAATTTAGACGACTTGCGTCCATTTGTGAGCCTAATAGATTGTGTACATATGCTTTCCATCTTTGCAACTGGCAAACCAACTGACAATATACTGAAAGCAGATTATTGGGATGTGTTTGATAGTCGATTATTTTGCAGTAAGAGGTCAATCGCAAATATTATTTCTAATCTTGCGAATTGTGAAATTTACTATTCACTTCATAAAGACAAGCATCCACAGGATTTTGGAGAAATTACTGCGAAGCCATTGTGGACAAGCGGAATGAAGCCAATATCAGAAGAAACCATCCTGCCCATTGCGAAACATTATGAGCGTCAGTATACTCCTACCTTCCATCGGGCGTGAAAAGCGCCTGAAACAACTGCTGCACGACATTGAGCAGGAAGTGGCTGATGTCGGTGCTGAGATCGTCCTTGTTTTTGATGAAAGCGAACGAGGGTTATATAATGATCTCGAAGACAGATACACAGTGTTCTACA